GACTGTGCCATGCCAGTAGTACGTGATAACTTAGCAGAGCCAACGCCATAGGTAGCAGAGTAGTTAACTACCTTAAAGTTTTTACGTAGGCTCTTTAGTTCTGGCATCTCACCTCTGTTGTACTTATCTATGTCAGACTCACTAGCATACCCTGCGTGTTTTGCCAAGTCTAAATGTGGATCAAATCCGGGACGTGACATATCCGCAACATAATCTGGATCGTAAGGATGCATATAGTGTCGCTTAGTAGTATCCTCTAGGCTAGTCATGTCAGCACCGCAAAGTATGTGACCTTCAGGTGCAATCAAACAACCACGTATATCCTTACCATATGGCTTGTCAACTCCAGGAAGATTAACTAAGGGCTTCTTGTGTCTGAAGCGTAGCGTGTTAGTAAAGCCATCAATCTCTGCTCTTACA